CCAGCTTGTTGGAATTTAGGGAGAATATGACCTCCATATTTTGCATATTGTTTCTGCATATCTTCTTCCTCCTCTAGGTAGGGATTTTGTAGTGAAGCTGATCCTTGTGAAAATGATGGTAATCCATCAGGAAAACTCTTCTTCTCTTCCTGTAAGTAGGCTATATTACCAAGCATTGCTACATATTTTTGTAGCATTTTCTCAGCACTTTGTTTAGCCAAATTATCAGCTTTTGGATTATTTATAATAGTAACTAATCTATTATAATGTTCTATATCTATATTTTTCTTTAATACTTCAGCAGGAGTAGTTTTCTTACCAATCTTCAATTCTCCCTTTTCTCCATCTTCTTCAGAAAATCCAAGTGTCTTATCATCAGAGAAAACAAATGTTCCCTCTTTAAGATAAGTATTAATACCACCATCTCTGTGTTTCTTACCAATAGCGTGATGTAGAGAAGAAAGATCAGGTGCTAGCACTATCTCATTTTTCTCTATCTCTACATTGGCTCGATAGGGATTTTCCTTTATTTTAGTTTTCACTTCATCTTGAGAAGGTGTCATAGAAGGTAAGTCTTCTAGAGTTCTACTATGAAGTGCACCAGTAAAATAATTAAAGTGATACTGGTCTTTATATGTTTTATTATCTGCTACTCCCATAATTTTATTTTTAGTAATAACCTAAGTGTATGTGTGGACCTGTTCCATGATTAGGATCAAGTGCTTTATTAAATCCGTATTTAGGAACTAGTACATCTCTATAATATTCCCATGCTTTTTTATCATAAGATAAGTCTACAGCTCTTCCCTTTGGATGAGCATCTTTATCTCCCCAACTTCTTCTACCTGAAGTTAATCTTAAGCCAGGGAATTGCTTTAATAACTCCTCAGTAGCCATTGCTACATTTGGATCAATATCTTCATATGCCTTCCCAAATCTAGATAATCCAGATGTAGACATATTATTTGGACGCAAAGATAGCTTCATTTCAGGAGAATTTATAATTCCTGTAGGAATATTTTCTTCATCTTCCTGCATTGCTATTCCCATTGCCATCCCTCTATTAAATTCACGTGTTAACTTAAAGTAATCATTTTGTTTTTCTTGTTTGATAGCAGGAGTTAATGCAGCATCAGTAATAGGTTTTTCTTCCCATCTACTATCATCCATTAAAAAGTTCCAATCATTCTCATCCTCATCGTATTCTCCACCATCTTGGAAGATTGGTTTTCCAACTAATGTAGTATGTCCACTACTTCTATCACCAGTAGATTGACTATACATCCATCCTGGCATTCTCATTTCATCAAACGTCTTCCAAGTATTATAATTAGGAAAGTATCTTGTTTCTTGTTTACCATTCTCACCCCAAGTAGCAGAAAAATCTGTTTGTATAGGTGCAATACTTCTATCAACAGGAGCAGGAATATTTCCCATAAAAGAAGGAAAAGTAGGTCTATCTGCACCAACCATATTTAAATCAGGTTGTTGCTGATATATTACTGGTTGTACTGGTTTTTTAAAATTTCCATCTCCATTCCACTTACCATCTTCACCTGCTTCTAAAATTTCTGGAATAATACCAGTTTTATTACCTCTAGCTCTTTGATATATATTCGCATCCCTTTCAAATTTATTTTTATTTCCATTATACTCTCTTCTAATAACATCTTCTTTTGTCCAATAATATTGATATTCATAATTATAATAATGATTGTTAGGATTATGTACATATTTATTTATTCCTCTCATTTTTATATTAGGAAGTGTCACATTTTTATATAAATTCAAGCTATCATTATAAGCTCTTAGACGAGGATCATTAGGATCACTAGTATAAATAGGAGCACGACCACCATTTTGCATCATAGGTATCTCATAAACTCTTTTTCCTCTATACTTATACTGTTGATTAGGATACATCATTTGTTGATAGCCAGTTTCATCTATTCCTAATACTGGATAAGGAACTCCATCCATTGTAATATTTCCATCTTCTGTAGGCACTATAGTCTCTTGTCCTGGATATTTCCACTGTCCATATTTACTAACTATTGGACCGCCTTTCTGTAAAGCACTTAATTTTTTACTATATACATTAGTATGAGCTCTTGATTTATTTTTCCATATTTCAGGAGTTATTTTCCAACTATTAACTGGTTCTAATACTTTTTCTCCTGGTACTCCAATATGTATATAGTGTGCATATCTATTTTCTAAATCATAATCTGGATAATTAGTTTTTATATAATCTATTACTCTTTGATTAGAATTAAGAGGATTTTTTTGTATTTCTGTAATATCTTTATAAACCTTTTCACCTTCTTCAGTTCCTTTCAAAAAAGACATAGGATCTTTACCTTTACTTTTAATAAATTCATTAATTTTCTTAGGAAATTGAAATCTATTATCAGCATCAAATTCAGGAGCTCTTTCTGTTCTTAATATTTTTTTATTATAATCTTCATCAAATATTGTTTTGGCTATATTATTATGTTCAGTCTCTAATTCATTCATATAACTATCAAATTTATCATCATTTATAGATGATGATTCATTTATTTGATATTTATTCATTAATTCTTTTTTCTTATTTTTTGACTGCTCAAAATATTTTAACATTCTTTGATGTTCGTTATCTGTAATCTTTGCATCATTTAATAATCTATCTGCATCAACAGGAGACATTTTATTTAACTCAGATGTACTAAACATTCTACTAGAAGGTAAAAAATCATTATAATATGAAGGATTATTTTTATTAATCCAATCTTGTCTATTTAAAGAAGAGAAATCTGTAGGCTTTTTAACTTTAACTATATATCCATTTCCATATGTATATCCTTCTGCTGTTGGAATAGAATTAGATGTATACAATCCATCCATTCCTTTAGTAAATACTTTACTGTTTAAATCTGCTCTACCATATCCTGTTTGAATAGGAATATGTGTAGACATATATTCTGCCGCAGCTTTTGAACCTTCTTCAGTAGATAAATCAAAACCTTTACCTTCTAAATGCCTTAATATTTCTGGATTTTTTTCTTCAAGAAATTTCCAATTTGTACTAACTCCTCTAACAAAAGTATTATGTCTATTCATCATACCTCTAATAGTTCTATTAGTTAGTTCATTAGATGAAGCAATTCGCTCTATATTAGAAGGTAAATTATATCCATATTTCTTTGCAAAATCTTTAGCAAAATTTAAATCTTCTAAATTTTTATTAAAATCTATAGTAGGTTTTTCTTCTGTTAAAAAAGCTTTCAACTTAGGATCTTCTGTAGGAGGAGTATATCCAGGTTTTATAGAATTCTCATATTTCCTAGGATTAAATTTAGGGTTTCTCTCCATAAATCCTGGAGTATCTGCCCAATCAATAAATCCTCTTGTTATTTCTTGAGAAGATTGTGGAACATTTCTACTTGCAAATTTAGATACACCTCTAAGCAATCCTTTACCTACACCATAAACTAATTCTCCTGTTCCCATTATAGTAGTTGGAACATCTACTAAATTATGTATAATTCTTTCAGATTGTGCTCTATTTCTTTCCTGAAGAGATGTAGGAGTGGTGAAGTCTTTTCCTTGATCTTCCTCCATCTTTCTCCTACGAAGAAAGGCTTCTTCATCAATTCTCTTTTGTTGAGGAGTTCTATTATCTTGGCCAATAGTAGTTCGTCTTCTTGCTAGCTCAGCTCTTCTATTATCAGCTTCCTGTATAGCAGGAGTATCAACTACCTGTTTTGGTAATTGTATATTATCTCTATCCTGCTTCTTCATATACCAGGCAGTTCCACCTTTTTGATATTTTCCTCTATATTTCCTCATTATCTATAGTTTGTGTGTCCCTTAGACATAGCTCCAAAGAAACGTCTTTGTTTATCTGTTAATTCTTTACCATGAACACTTTTATCATGAAGTATTTCTCTAGCTTTATTAGGAGTTAGTCCACCTGCTTTACCTCTCCACTTCTTCATTCCTCCTCTCTTCATCATCTCATCATCAAACTCATCTACTGAGAATTCTCCACCTTCAGCAAATATAGGAGGATAAAACTGAGAACGTTCACCATATTGATAATATGGAATTTTACCTCCAGTCTGATACTTCTTTATATTTCCACCAAAGCGTGCATATAGAGAATATGGGTTGGGTTGAAATTGTTTATAGTCAGCATAACTATTTTGACCAAGCATTGCTAATTGTCTTCTGGCGTAATCATCTTGTCTATTCTGCTCGATATTTCTTCCCAAGTAAGAAAGAGCTGGTATTGCAGCATGCATCATATCAGATGCAGATATTTTAAATGGATGATCATTCTGAAGATACTCTAGTTTGTCATCATACTCTCCTGTAGATAACATATCTTCTCCATAAGGATTTTGTGTTCTCTGTGTATCTCTATCAAAGTGTTCAAGACTCTTAACAGAAGTATTTAGAGGACCTAATTCTCCCTTTATCTGAGATGGAGAATATAATCTAAAATCTTCCTTTGTTCTATCATTTGATAGACGTTTATTTATATAATCAGAAATACCTGAATTATATAATCCGCCATTTGGCATTTTCTTTTTTCCACCACACTTTAAGTTTTTTGGTCTCATAGTTATCCTCCTAATTCATTATCTAGTAACCTCATAGCTATCTTATCTTCTCCAAAAGCATCTAATTTATCTAAAAGAGTTTGTACTTTACCCAACTCTTCTTGTTGCTCCTGTAGAAATTTATTAGCTAATTGATAGAGTAAATTATCCTTTGTTGAGAGTGCTTTATTTGCCAATTCATTACACTGTAGTGTTACATCAACCTCATGTTGATAGGACTTCCTAATTATATCAGGTAATCCCTCAAATTCTTGAGGAGGTTCTTTTAATGCAGGTATTTTTGGTTGCACTCCCATATCCAATAAATAATCCTTGGCCCACTTAGCATGACCCATCTCATCATCTGCATAGGATTGCCACTCTTTATAGGCCCCCCATATATCCATTATCATTTAGCCACATTGCCATAGAATGATAAATTCTAGATGAGTACTCCTCTTGTTCTATTCTATAATTTAGAATATCTATTACACTCTGTGTAGCAAATGGATTTCTTGTACGTCTCTTAATTGGTTCCATATTATCTTATTGATAGTTGTTTCTTAATATTTAGTAGTTTTATTATAAATTTACTACTATTTGATTCTCTTTTTGAGAAGCGGAATTTAGTAAAATAATGTCTAAACTTCTTTCTCTCTTCCTCTTCTTTATCTAAGTCTATTGCTAAAGTATTTACTACTTGTTTATAACCACTCTCATCTGTAGATAAGAGATGATAATCTGCATTATCAAATTCACCCCTATCTCTAGTAGCATCCCAAAATTGATTAATTCTATATTTATTCTCTTCTTTAGTATATATAATATCATAAGATACATTATCTTTTCCATTTTTCCTAGGAAAAACTAAATCATTTTCAGGATTTGATGAAGATAAATATAGATTTAGAGGTGGTGATATTTGTTCACTATTATGTACAAGTAAGTTATCAAAGTTCTCATTAAGTATATGAAAACGATCTCTACCAAAATTCTTGTACTTATAGACTTCAAGCAAGTATTCTATACTTCTTACTGTATTAATATTCTGTCCACTAGATGATACAAATTCTATAGAGAATGGATACTTCTTTCCATAGAATGTACAGAAATCATCATATCTCTCATTATGTTTCCATATTCCATTTTCCTTAACTGTAGCAAAATGTACATCCATTTGAATAACCCAATCTGGATGCCAATCATGCCATGATATAAAACTCTTATCTAATACTGAGTAAGATAGGGTAAAAGATATATCATTAAAATATTGAGAACGTAGTGATATAGGCAAATTCTTATAGAAGAATGATTTCTTCTCACTATCCCACTTTATATCATTAACATACTCTTTTTTAGGAGAAAAATCTCTCTTACATATATAAATAGTTTCATTCTTACTATCAAATACTGTCATATATCCAACTCCATTAAGTGGATTTTCCTGTTCATTATAATTAGGAAAATACTTATAGAGAAACATTGGCATATAGTTAGCACACCAGTATGAGATGCCCTCCATTGAGATATCTGTTAACTGTTCTGTGAAATTTAAAATTCTTGCCTGTTTCTCACTCACATAATATCTTCCCATATGTGTATTAGAGAAAGCATATCTGCTATTACATGCACCAAAATTATCATCTGTTGGCATAATCTCTCTAGGATCTTGTGCAAATAATCCACCATCACCTATAGTTACAACTTGATTGGATAATTGCAGAACACTTCTTCCTAATGTAATAAAAGGAGAAGCTTTACTAAATAAGAATATTAATCTATCCTGATCTAACTTATGTATAGAGGTGACTGTACCAAAATCCATCTCTCTAAATGAGAAATAGTTAGCAGGTAAAAAATATTGCCAGTTATCTACCTCCTGTAAATTAAATGATGGGAGAGAATATATAACAGAGTTAGGTTGATGTCTAGGAATAGCTTTATTTGGATCAAATGTATCTCTTTGTTGAAGAGAAAATATCTCTGTTGTATAGATATCAGAATAAGCACGTGGAATAGAGAATATCTCTTCTTCACGCAACTTATCACTTCTAAATATCATTGAGAGATTTGTATTATTTTTTCCATAATATGTTCCAATCTTATCTCTAAAATTAGGATTATAATCAGCCTCTACTATAAAATCTATAACACAGTTATTATAGAGATACATGTAAGCATTATCTATACGTGTAATAGATTCTCCATCATTCTTCTTCTTACAATCTAAGTTATGTTTGCTTGCTGTAGTTCGTAAGAATTTAGATTGATTAATAACATTCTTACTTAATATCTCAGAGAAATCATATTTCTGAGTATCCATCCAATAACGAGGAAATCCTATATTTCTATATAGACGATAATCAAACTCGGTTCCATCAGGAAATGGCTGATTTGCACTATCTAGAGATTGAGTGAAGAAGTTCATTTTCTTCATAAATTGGAAGGGAGCTATAATACAGTCTCCTCCAAATAACACATCTGTAGATGAGCCAGTTAATACACAACTATGCATACTTACAGGTAGAGCAGATCCTACTTTACCATACTGATTTGGATTAGATACCTTATTTGTAACATAGAATGCACTTGCAGTAGATTGAACTTTCTGTGTAGGATTATCGCATAATTTAAATGAAGATATAGTTCCTCTAGTATTATCTTTCTGTATACATGGAGCAATAGGTTGATTAAGATATAGAAAGTTCCATCTTTCTCTATTATTATTATTTACCAAGAAGTTATCTACTTTTATATTCTGAGAAGGTACATAAGTACTCTTCTTTAACCTTCTTCTCTTATCACCTATAACTTGTTTACTATATCTATCAAATGTAGCCTTTGCATTATACTGATAAACATAATCAGTATACCCAGTAAAATCATAAATTATATCAAGTAATTTATTTGCTTCTGCAATACCACCAATTATAGAGTATGGAATCTTAATTCCTAATGCAACAATTGCTGTAAGTATTGTTCCAATTGTACTTAATACACTTGTAAACTTACCAGCAGCAATTTGGGCAGCTATATATTCCTGAATATTTAATCCAACTAAATCCTCTACACTTTCTATTTTAAAATTATCCTTATATCTAAATCTTGCACCTGCAGTAACACTTGTATCTAATTCTTGTTCTCCTTCAGATCTCTTTTTACCAATGATAATAAGAGTTGCCTCTACAAATCCAACTGCTGCAGAAATCCAAAATGCAAATTGGTTAATCAATTTCTGTTTAGGGTGATTATATACCTTCTCAAATGACCCCTCTACAGTTGCCATCTCTTGACTCTCTATCTTTATCTCATTACCTAATGCATAACGTGGTTCGAATAAGATATGAGGAGAATAGAATGAGAACTTATCATTATGATATGTAGATAAAGGAAGATAATAATTTTCTTTATTTCCCTTAAAAATAGTTTGTTTCTGAGAAAGATAGACATCTGGAGATAAATCATTAACTGTATAGTTAGCATAATATATCTCTTCCTTAAACATCTCATCATAATAACTACGCATGTTAGTCATTAATCCACGAGCTATTACTGTTCCATTTCCACCCTTTCTATCAGAACGCAGTATTCTATATCCAACTATATCTTTATCATCAAATGGAAGAATATTAGAGAATCTAACACCCAGTATATTTATATATTTCTTTTCATTAATAACTTCATATCTAGGAACTTTATCCTCATCTGGCATCTTATGAAAAGTTATAGGTGTATTAGCTCTATCTCCGTACATTGCTGTATTATTAGGATATAACTCGGTAGATGCCCAGTATCCAGTATTGCCAAATCCTATGATTCTTTCTCCACATGAGAATTCATTATTTACCTTATTTAATCTACCTGCAGTATTACTAACCTGCCAATTCTTTAATGAATCAGGTCTATCACAATCATCAAATTGTTTATCATACTCATAAACATCTGGACCTGCAGCAGGACGTAAATCATCATTAGTAGGGAGAGGACCTGGAATATGATAACGATCTGTCATTTCTCCTGTATTATATACACCCTGTATATAGAAGTCATAATTCTCATCTCTATAATATCCTACATCTTTTCCATTTTCTTCATAATAATCTACAGGAACTTGTTTAACTACATACTCTGTCTTTATAGACATAGCTTTAAGTTGATAGTTTTCTTCAGCTCTCATATATAAATCACCAAGAAGTAAAACATTACTATTACTGCTTATTATTCCTGCCTTCTGCCAAGTCTTCTTTTTTGTGAGAAATACTTCTGCAGTTATATCTAAATAAGATGAATTTAAGAAGTCAGTTATAGAGACTCTCTCTACAGAAGTAGAGTACTCTCCAATTATCTTAATTGCTTTAGTTGTTTGTTTAGTAGTAGGATCAATATAGTTACCAACGACTACTAATGTATATTTTGAGAACTCTTTATCTAAATCTTTAATAGTTATATCTAAAGAATTATTATTGTTATCATTATATAAAATAATTCTATTAGTTGTAGAGTAGTAATCAGAAAATACCTGTCCATCTATAGAGTAAGCTATGGCTACAGAGTAGCTACCATTTGGCATATTTCCAACTAATCCTCTCTCTACCTCTATACATGGTTGTGAGATTTTCTTGAATAATAATATATCATCACAATCAACTGTATTTATTTTATCCAATTCAAGTCTTCTAACTGGATTGTTATTATCAGTAAATGTAACAACTATTCCCTTATTAAAATCTTTCTTGGCAATACCTTTTACTGGAAAATCTTTAGATAAGTTAAGACATGGAATTCTTCTTAACATAGTATAACTACATGTTTTAAGATCAGCTACTCCAATCTCACTTGTTCCAGAGAAGATAAGATGTTTATCATCAGGTAACTCTATTACTCCAACTATATCATTATCTGTAGTTATACACGATAATGTAGATGGTTCATTACCTAATGTTCCTAAATCTCCATCTTTACTATTTCTAACTATATTACGAGCATAGCTATAGCTATCCTCTTTTAAGTAGGATGAATTTAAATCTGTAACTAATCCAGGTTTACTGGTTACTCTAGTATCTATATTAGTTGTATTCTGTAAATCAGGCATTAAAAATAGATTGATTTATTAGACGTATTGTACGCATATCAGCTATTGAAGTTAAAGTTACCTTTTCAACATATACTCCAAACTTCTTTAATTCATTCCTAACTTTCTTTGTAATTGTATTATCTAATTCATTATCTCTAGCTTCTTCCCATGTAGAAGACATAATAATCTCCTTTATTATACCTTGTGATACATCACCAATAGCATCTGTACTATCATATACCTCTAAGAGAAATACTTTAACATCATTTATCTTATATTTTACCATTGCTTCTACTACAATATTCTTATTATCTTTTGTAACTAGAGATTGTGCAGGTAATGATAATGTAGTCAATACTACATGTTGTGAAATTATCTCATCAAAAAAAGGTACTTTAAAGTGAAATCCTGGACGTACTACTCTTAAATATCTTCCTCCCCTTAACTGTATTCCTTCCTCATATTCCTTTATTATAAAAAATGGTACAACTTCACCTAGTACCGAGGTTATCCATTGAATAAGACTGTCTAACATTATTGAAAAAATTTATTCTTTTTTTCATACCTATTAATTTTACTACACATAGGTTGAAAATTAGTATAGTAATTAAGTTTTATCAAATCCTCTTTTGTTTTGGCAGATGAAATAGGAATAATATGGTCTAGATCCCATCCATATTTATATTCTCCATTGTATTTACCATAATTTTCCCAGTTCATCCAACTTTCCCATTTACTCTCTATATATTCTTTAAACTCTAAAGAAGAACATCCTAAAATAATTTCAGTTTTTGTATTTTTCTTTACATTTTTTCTACTCAAACTAACATATATTAATTTTCTTATAGATAAGTTCAATTTAAATAAATTATCAGTTTTCTTTTTGTTTATTTGATATTGTCTATAGTATTCTCTTTTTTCTTCTTTTGTTTTCTTTATTTTAGTACTTTTTCTTGTTATAGAATATCTATAATTTTGATATTTATTTATACAAGTTTTACAAGAACCAGTAAGACCATCTTTATTAGATTTATGTATTCTATATTCTGATAGAGGTAAATCTAATTTACACTTTTTACAAACTTTTGTACACATATTATTGAAAAAATCTAAAATACTTTGAATACCACTCATATTCCTTCTTCTTCTGTAGTGCAACCATTTGTCCAAATGTTCTATCACTAGTAAAGTTGAAGGCATCCAACCAAGCTTTAGCTTTTTCTAATTGACATAATTTAAGTAATTCACCTAAATTTCTATCACCTTCTGTATTAAATACTAAATTCATTATTATCTTTTCCTTAAGGCTCCACTCATAATATGGAGTAATGAGAGGATGGAATGGGAATAACATTTCTCCATTTTCATCCTTCATTGTACCTATGTACATTACATAAAGTAATCCACTCTTAAATGGAGTATCTATATAATCTTCTTGAATAGTTATTGTATATTTTCCCTTTCTCTTCTTATTAGGACAATCAATTTGACAGTATTTATCAGATTGACTATCAACTCCTAACTCGATCCAGTTTCCACGAGTATATACTGTAGTATTAGTTTCTCTCTCTATAACTACTTTATATGCATCTACATTACCTAAACTATCTCTATCTAAACGAGCTTCATATATAATGTCTTGATCTACATTATTATCAAATGGGTTCTTGAGAGTAAGAGCTTGTGTATTAGTTGCTTGTAGTGCACATGAGTAATATAATTTCTCAAAATCAAGTGGCAACTCTGCTTTATAATCATTTACAACAAGACACTTTTCTCTAACTTCTCTAACTAGTAATCCTAGTTTATCATTACAGTAAAGAATAGTTTTTATTAACATTCCATCATCAATGACACCATTTAGCTGATATGATGAGAAATCATTCTTTACTATAGCTAGTAACTGTGATATAGGTTTATATGTTATCATTAGTTCTTTCTATTTACGTTTTTGTCTACTTGCATATCTTCTGGTAATTTCTTAGTTACTCCAGCAATTATTTCAAGAGATTTAGCATACATTTCTGCATGCAGTGATTCAGGTAACATAAATGTAGTATCTAAAAATCTTACGCATTTTTTATTATCACCACATGTAGATAATCTTCTTACATCATCCTCAAATAAAGCATCTATATTTACTCTATGTGGATTTACAGAAAACCATAAATAACCATTTGAGAAGAATGCATATTTTGTAGATGACATCTTATTATATGGATCATCTTGTTTACTCTGCCATAGTATAGCTGTAGTTATCTGAAAACGAGTACTACCATCTATAGAAGTAACATTGCGTATCATAGGTCCATTATCATTACTCCATATATCAGGAATAGGATCTTTTGTACGATACATTTTACAATTAGTAACAATAGGGCAACAGGCATCTATAGAAGATACCTCTTCTACTTCCACACAACCAAGTGTAGAGAATAGATTTTGATTCTTGTATATAGATCCTTTTGATACTTCTCTCTTCATTAACCATCTAGCTTGTTCAAGCAGAACGCTATATAGAAATTGATTAGAATAAGTAGTATCAGCACTTCTCTCTCTTAATTTATCTCTAAGAGAATCAATTACGTCCCTTTTTGTAATCATATATTAATGACCTCCATTTACTCTTTCCACCAAGAGTATTTCTTGATATTCTTATAGTATTGGCATTTTCATCTATTCTATTTTTAGCCAACTTATTTAAGTCTCTATTTGGTTCAAATGCAAAATACTGCAACATTTTATTAAATTTTACAGCCCATCTTCTTTCCCATTTTATAGTAGCTGTCTTTCCTCTCTGTGATATATTTGCATGATTTACCTTCTTATTTAGTTCTTGTGATGTGGTAAAATCAGTAGCCTTAAATTTATAAGGAAGAAATTGTAATTTTATCTCTCCACTATAATTAGGTAACTTTACACCTAGTGGATTATTAACAACCTCTTCCCTAGTTTTTTTAGCAATTTTCTTCCATATATCATAAAACTCATCCCATTTCATATCAGCATACTCAGGATGATTTTTACAGAATTCTTTCCATAATTCTCTTGTAACAACCTGAGTTGAAAATTTACCCTTCTTCATACGAGGAGCACTCAGATCATTTTTATATATCTTTCTTGTTGGTTTCACGATATAAATTATTTACCTAAATATAACAAAAAGTAATGGAATAAAAAAATTAACTTATATTGTTAATTATATTAAAAAAGGCCAGCATTTGCTGACCTCCTTTACACAAACCATATAGGCAAATGTGTTATATCTGTTGTCTCTTTATCTACTATCTCAATTAATGCACCTGCTTCTGTTTCACCAAAATTAACCATTGTCCAATCAGTACTTCCCATTAAAGATGGGATATTTACATATCTACCAAATTTTCCTTTCTCTACAGCATATGAGTGTAGATCACCCTTAAATAAGGTGACTCTTCTGTCTGTAGGATAAATACCTCTTTTCTCAAAATACTGATATAAATATAAATCAGTTTTAGGATCCAATTTAAGAGGTAGGTTGCGTATCATTAATGCTTCATCCTTCCCATGTGTAAATCCTATTGTATGTATTCCATACTCAATATGGTTTATAGGAGCTAGATAGGAGTTATACTTAATAAATGGAAATCTTTGTTTTACATACATCTCCAAAAATTTATTTGAGATATATGAGAAGTCTTTTCCAGAGTGGTTACTATTCTCTACTTCATGTATATAGATAGAGTGTGCTATATCTGATGTAAATAAATCATCATAAAATGCTACTCTACCTTCTGTATACATATCAAACTGATCTCTATTAGAGAGACTCTTTACTTCATGTCCACCTCTGGTAGTTTGGCTATTCCAACCATTCAATTGATCTCCTAAAGAAAGTATATGTAATTCCTCAAATTTCTCACCTAGTGATTTTACCTTTTCAGATATCTTTAACAATCTCTTTTTATATTCTTCCGTATCCCACTTTTTAGCTACGAGATTTACTGCTCCAGCATGATCATCAGAGATACATATAAAAAGTGCACGATTTGATGATTTTTTTGTAGAAGATATCTTCTTTATAGGAAGAACTTTGGGAAATAATTCAACTAGTTTTTTGTTTAATTCTTCCTTATTATAAAAATCCTTTCCGTTCACAGAGATATCTACTGAATACGTCCACTTTCCATTGGCCATTAATTTATCAGAAATCTTAGTTATTCTAGTAGAAATATTATCTACTTTTACTAATTTCTCTATTTCTTCTGGAGATAATGGAATTGGACTCTCAAACTTCTTTGTTAAAGAATCCTCACTTACATCACTACCTATATACTGAACAATCTGCTCTTCTTGTTGTGATATTATATTACTTAATGTAGCTTTCTCATCTGCTGCTATAATCTTACGTGCCCTATCCTTGGCTTCATACACCAAATCCTTATCTACACCCCATTGTTTAGAGAGCTTTCCTGCTCCCATACCTAAGTATGAGTGATTGGATAAGAACTTATTTACTATTGTTTCTAATTTCATATTATTAATTTAAAGAAAAAGGAGGGAAGTTACTCCCTCCTTAAGATATTACTTTGCAAGATTTCGCAGATATTTAGTCTTTGTCTTGCCAAGATCTTGGACAATAAGGCTAATTGTTTTAACTGAGCAGCCATATTTATTTGCCAATCTTTCTCTTCCCCATTTGAAGAAGGAAGGATTTTCAGTAAGATGTTGTCTGATTTGTTCTTTTGTCATTCTTTTTTTCATAATTGTTGATTTTTAATTTTAAAAGTTATTAACACTGCAAAGGTATGTAGTATTTCGCATACTACCAAATTTTTAATTAATTATTTCAGAAATTTTTGAAGAAGTTACACTTACTACCTCATACTCATTAATTGAACTAGACATATGATTATTAACCTTTCTCTCAGCATCAGTTATGGATACTGCATCTACTAAAAATACTTCACTCTGATTCTTGATTTTGCCTTTGTCTTCTACAGACAGTTGAACTTTTACTTGGTAATACATAATTGTTGATTTTTAGCAAAGGTAGGAGTCTTTTCGCAATCCACCAAATATTTTTTTAAATTTTTAATAAAAAACCCATTCTTACGGGAATGGGTCAAAAGAGAGGGAAAAGATGAAAACCCTCTCTAAATCTTTTACAGTGTCGTCATCTTTTTACGGGTGGTTTCTTTCCTCCACATCCGCAGCCGTACACTTTTTCTACGATTACCATAAGCAAATATACAAAATTTCTATGAAATAACAAAATAAAAAAAGGGTCCCAAGATTAGGACCCATAAACAATATCCCCAAAACCAACAAAAGGGAGAGTTTTATATAGTTGGATGACTTATTGTGCCATCAAAATTTACTACAATAGTTTTAGTTTTTGCAGCTATATAAGAAGACTGAAATTCAAGAATTATATTCTGAGTACTCTTTCTTATAATATACCCATACTGTTGAGTTATTTGATCACCAGTTCCAGGAGCATCTATATAAAGCATACTCTTTAAATCTGCTACACCAGCTTGTTCATCTGAAGTAAGACAGGTAGTAGGAATATTACCTAAAGTAATAGTTCTCTTTCTAGTTGAGGCTGAGTAGGCACCAAAGTTTACATTAAATGTAGCAGATCCCTTAAACTCAATACTACCATCATGACGTATCCTATATTTAGGAATTCCAGATACATGAGTAACATCAGGAGTACCTGTAGCTACAACTGTGATATCTCTCCACACTCCATCAAAACATGTACGTAAAGCTGTAATAGAAGGATTTGTAGAGATAATAAATGGATCATCGTTTGTACCAGTTCCACTTACAGTAACACCAGCTCCTTCTACTATATAAGTATCATTAGTTGTGGGTGTAGGTATTACACGCAATTTATTATCAGTTCCTATTTCTAATTCATTTCCTGCATCAGAGGAAATCATAGCAGCTAAATTTACATTTAACTTAACTTGTTCATTTCCACTAGGATTAAGAATAGTTTTACTTATATAGGGACCAGTAACTAACTTATCTGTAAGAAAAGATGAGGTAGTATCAGATGATGTAGCTTTTACATATACATCATTTCCAGGTGCAGGAGTATCTACAGTAAGTGCTGCAAATACAGCATTAATTTGTTCCAATACCTGTTTACCATTCATATCATTGGTTATACCAAGATCTTGATGGATTCCAGGTTGTGTAATACAATCAAATGTGGTAGGGTTTAAACATCCACAATCATCATAGCAAGGATTTTGATTGCATTCTTCACATGGATTATAATCATTGTTGCAAGACATAATTTATTTATTTTTAGGTTATTAAGAACAAGCTGTCCATTTATCATTAGTAGGTTCTGGTCTATCAGCGTAATCAACTACTTTAAAGTATACTGTACTTTCTATTTCATTTTCTTCAACTGTAGTAGCTCTTCCATAAAAGAAGAAATCACTATCTATAAAGTCCTGTGGACATTTTAATACTATTAATAGATTATCACCTCTATTTGATCCTAGCCATCTCTGAATCCCCTCCATAACTATAGCTGCTCCAATAGAAGTAGAATTTATAACAGCTTGCCAATCTGAAAGAGTAGTATTACTATCCTCTATTTCTTGAAAAAATGGATAATTTACTCCATTTACTCTTATTCCTTGTAGATATACTCTATCTACATTTGGAATATGACTATTATTACTATTATTAGCAGTTAATATAGATAATGCTCCACATACTCTTGCTGCTTGCATAGATTGTAGTGTATTAACTATATTAGGACACCCATCACTACTAAAGTTAATGGTTCCATCTATAATAACAGAGGTAATATTAGCATTTGCAGGTAATATAAAACATTCACCAGGAGTTACTGTTATAGTTCTTATAGTTGTATTTGATGTAGACATATTATATTATTTATGGTGCAGTTGTAGTGGTTGTAGCCTCAGTTGTTGTAGTAGTCGTAGGTGCTGCTGTTGTTGTAGTTGTTGTTCCACCTACTCCAATTGTAGCACTCTCATATATAATAGTTACAGAAGAACCATTTGTACCATCTACACAAACTGTACATACTGAACAAGGATTAGTGCGTACTTTACCTGTTACACATTTTTGACAGTTGAGAGAATCAGTTCCAATTTTAGCAGTTATAGAAATTGTTAATTCTCCATTTAAGTTAAGTACACCAGAAATTGGAATTTCTGTAGCAATTGCTGTAGCATTATTATCTACTATATCTATAGAGAAATCTTGAGTATTACCATCTTTATCAGTGATAGTACCTATAGATCCTTTATCTGTAAACCCAGCAGGAATAGATGTACCAGCTCCCCAGCTAAACAGAATAAGTAATTCACCATTATCTTCACTAAATGTAGCAGTAAATCCTAGAGATATATCATCACAACTTGCAGCACAACAGTTCTCTTCCATAAATACTACTCTATCTAAGAGATTTTTATAGGCTAAGAGAAGATTATTAAAATGATCAGCTAAATTAGCTGCAGAATTTATATAATTTGGATTAGCAGTTACCTCACTTGGATATGTAGGAACAGCTGAAAAAGAGGATATCAATTCAGCTTGAGTACCTGTAGTATCCTTAAAGTCACAATAATCTTCAGCAATTTTCTTAACTTGCTCACTAGTAACATTTTCAGAAAGACCTAAACAAGCAATAGGAAATGATGGTTCTTGAACTGAGTAGGTAGTATTACCTAATTCATTTTTTATTATAATCAATTCACCCTCTATACTATCTAATCTACTTTTTTGACTACATAATTGATTTATTACAAGTTGATCGAGTTGATCTCTAGTTATAGATAATGCATTACCTAAATTATCAAAGTCAGCAAAGCATTTTAAATCTACATTTACTTTCTTCTCATTTGATAATTCAGAGATTTGAGTTTGTAGAGTAGTTACATAATCTTTGAGACATATATTAGTATTCTTTAATAGATTAAGTATTCCAAGTAATGTAACTTCATTTGGAGCTTTTTGACTACATATATCAGCTAAACTTTCAATATCAAATTGAGAAAGGTCTTCTCCAGCAATATCCTGGAGTTTACCAACGATCTCCATTACAAGATTATTGAGGGAGTCACCATTACATATACCAAGATATTCTATATCCCCACCATTCCACTCTACACAAGAGGAAGGTGTTGGTATACAGTTTTCAACTACGCAATTAGTTACTTTCTTCATTTATTGCATTTTATTTTTATTAGGAGATCTCTTAATTTTTGTTTAGAGGAATTACTTTCCTCTTTTTTTGAGAAGCACGTCTTAACAAAGTATTTTTCAGCTAATAGCTGTTCATACTTTAATTGGGCAAATTGACATTTAACACTGACACTCATTAGTATATTCCTCCAATAATTTCTTTGTTAAATCATACAATTCTTTTCCCTTCTCTTTATCTAGACACTCCTCTACCATCCATTTAGCAGCTTTAAGATACTCATCTATATCTCTTAGCTTATCTCTATTCTGTAAATATTCAGAACGAGTTAATCCACATCTCTCACTTAATAGTTTGCACATTTCACTAGTAATCTTATTATCTAGTTCTGTTGTACGTAGATGATAGAAGTGGCATATAGTATGGATATTTGGAGAATATGATTGTTTAAACTCATAAATTCCATCTGGTAAATCTATTAAATCATCATCAAAAGAAACTTTCTTGTACTGAAGAGAAGATGAGTTAAGGGTTAATGAAAACTTCTTAGATACAGGAAATGTAATCCACTTGCTCTTATTTACAGGAAGCACCTCTAATAAATAATTATCTACATCTGCATTATGTGGATAGAATGAGGTATCGAATACTCTCATTATCTTTTGATTGCGTGATGTAGATATATCTAATGATAACTCAATATTTGCCACAGTATAAAATAGTTAAATTTTGTGATAAAAAGAAATAATATTTTAAATTAAAAAGGGCTGGCAGACTAACTGCCTACCAACCCTTTTAATATTAGGTGTTATTCACTTATCTGTTAACATGTACAGTTACTCCTGATTTCAGAGTCAACACATCAAGAACATTAGTTTTGAAGGTTGCTTCTGTAGGATCACCTACCTTGAAGGCAAATACTGCTGTAAACTTCTCTTGTTCATTCTTTCTGAAAGATTTACCATAAGATGCTTTGAATGTTACATAGTAAACATTATAGAAGGAATTTCTATCAACGCTACCAAGCAAATTCATATCAAATGCTTCTCTTTCTCTTGAATCAAGAGAGAATTGTTGAACGTGATTCAGATATGCTTTTGTTTTCATCAAAAGTTCTCTAACAACCCATTCACCACTCTGTCTAGCAATTCTACCTATCTTAGTTTGTTGTACTGAAGGCCATGCAGCAACATCACAACGGTCTGCGTTTTCTTGGAGCAGTGATACTTCCATTTTGATTGGCATTGTTTCATAGTAATCAAAAGGATTAAATGAACAGTTACCAAACTTAGGATCAATGTAACCAGCAGTGATACGAATACCACATTTTCTAGTTTCATCTTCCACAACTACTTCAGGAACTACTTCCCAATACTTACCCTCAAAAGCAGGGAGAGTATCATAATGGAATGTTACTTTATTAGTAAGACAATCTTCTTCACTGTAGCAATCATCAGACCACTGTTCAACAGTATAGTCATCAGCGCAACCAGTTCCAGCAATTACATCCAAGCTTTCCAGATCAATACCAACTACTCCAGCAAGGATAGATTCCAGATCAGTTAATCTGTCACCATCACTGTCACAATCAGGACGTTGAAGAGCTTTAATTTTCAGTGTTCTCTTAGAACGAATACCACTTCCAGTTTCACTCCAAGCTATAGGAGAAGCAGCAGCCCAAGTACAAACAGCAGCTTCAGTATGTGAAAATTCTACAATATCACTTTCAATAGCTGTAACAGAAGTTCCAGCAGCAACTTTCAGTTTTACCAGAGCAAAACCTTCAGCTTGACCAATAAGTGTCTTATCACCATCAGTAGCTACTGAGTAATCTGTACCAACGCCATCAGCATAAGTGTCATCTAAAGTTTCACCACCACCAAGATGTCTTTTAACAATATAAACATCTTTAGCTGCAGTAAGAGTACTACCATCAGGACAAGTACCACACACTGCTTCCAGTACTGTACCAGACAGAGTGAAGGATGCAGGAGCTGAATCATCATCAGATTGGCAGAATTCATATACTGAAGTAGATCCAGTACGAGAAACTCTCTTAATGTCTTTACCAGGATACTGAGCTTTAACTGCTTGCAGTGCTAGAGCATCACCATTGTCACATACTGACAATTGGTAGATAGTCATATTAGTAGCAGTAGCAGAGAAAGGAGCATTAACTAGGCTAGCTTTTACACCAAATTTTTGCAATTCGATGTGGTTATTAATTTTGTCTACAAGATTTTTAGAGTGAACAAGGCAATCTGTAATAGCCTCTGGACAATCATCATCTGCACAAGGAACAGTACAATCTTCTTCTGGAGTATAAGAAACTACATATTCTTTAGGACCACCAAAGAAACGATAGATAGGCTGACCGTGGAAATACATTTTCACACGAATAGCTTTACCTTTCTCGAACTTGAGGCTAACAGAAGAAGCAGCACCATTATAACCAATTACCCACTCTTCATTCTGAATAGTCTGAGGTAGAGAAACATACATGTTCTCTATATCCTTACCATAGAAGAAAGGAGATTTGTGAGATTCAGTTACAGGATGACCATACCAGTCTTTACCACCAGTATTACCCTGAGCAAAAAAGAGTTCTGTACCATTACCTGAAGCTGTTGCAACACTGAAGGTAGATCTATCAAAGAGACCAACCTGTCCTGCAGAGAGTTCAGATGAATGACCAGCTGTATCAACACCACCAGTCACTACATAGACTGGTACATGATAGCTAAAATTTTCCATAAATTTTAATTTGGATTATAGTTAAGAAATAAAAAAACTTAGTTATTAAATTCCCCTCTTTCTTGAGAGAGGACTTTTTGATTAACAGATTCAATATCTGAAGCTAATATTTTTACAGCTTCATCTACTAATAACTCACACACATCATCCTTAAATTCTACTACCTCATTTAAATCTTTAAAGGAGTATTTCTTTGGCAATCTATAGTAAGTTAATTCTGCCCTATCTATTATAAAATCTGACTTATATATTTGTATTCTATTACTAGATATAGTATGAAATGTTTCCTCCATCTCAAATGATGGGAAGTATTTATACTGATCTACATTAGCAACCTCTCTTAAATGTGATATTAATGGAATATTATAACAGTTATCTTTACTGGCATTTACTGATAATCTCTTATAGAAGAGATAGTCAGCAGGTAATTTATCACTCTCATAATAATCTTTCTTATCTCTAAGATTAAGAGTTTTCTTTACTATCAATACCTGTAAATCATCTATACGACTATCTGTTTCCTCATCTCCTTCCTGTGTAGTATTTTTACCTCTCTTTTGTCTTCTTACCCACTCTAAGATACCTTTATTAAAGGCTTCCGCTTTCTGCCAGTTCCAGATATTATCATAATCTTTACTGGCAGATTTATTTAAGCGGCTGTCAATTTTGGCGGATATAGTTTTAATTGTCATTATTGCTCATTCCATTTTTTCTCTACCAGATCTCTTAATCTCTCAAATTCTTCCCTCATTTTAGGTTTCATCAAATTTGCAACAGCTTCTTCAACTGAATTACCAAGAGCTGGTCCATCTACAAGTGTAAACTTTCTTTCTTTACTAACAATAAAGGAGTAGTATTCACCTGCTTTTACATAAGCCTCTGTATAAAGTAGAGGTCTTGTTTGTTGGCCCTTCCACTTCTCATAATATTCGAGAAAGTTTTTAGGCATATTCTTTTTCTTCTTCATTACCAATTTACCATCAATATATTTGATATGATAACTGATAAGGTCTTTTATAGGAGTAGACTTTTGGTATGCACCATAAGCCTTTGTATCATACTGTAAACACCAAGCTAATATAAATAAAGCTTCTGGTGATTCTTCTTTTCTAAGATCTGCAAGAGCTGCATGAGCATCACTCTTAGTAATTTCATCATCTTCCTCAAATGTATCCTCTGTTTCAAGAATTAGATAGTGAGGAATTTGATATCTCTCAGCCCAATCTTTTGTAGGAGCAACTAGATCTGAGAATGCCCCACCTACTATGGATAAATATAACAATGCGTGAGCTGGAACTTTTGTATCATAGAAGTTATCAATTACCTCATTAGATAGTGACAATCTATTTACATCTCTATTATCAAGCCAGAAAAATTTATTTCTATGATCTACTACATCTGGACCACCATAATAGTCCTCTACAATAGGTTTTAGATTATTAATCTGCTTGATTACTTCCTTTCTCTCTTCTTCATTATACCATTTGTAGAACTGAACTTTTTTCTCATCTAATCCAGTTACAAATGAGAGAATCTTCCTACCATCTGCTGTTTCACCTACTGGTTCACATGTCCTCATTGATACTCTATTAAATGGTTCTGATACACCAGAGTATCTAACAATTTGATCACCTTCTTTCTCGGCATTACTAGCCGTGTTCTTGATTGCAAAACGTATGTTCATATTGGTTTATTTTTCAACTTAGTTCAGATATTTAGTAGTCTAATTCCACTAACTCTATCTTTATCCAGCACTACCACGTGGAGGTGTTGTTTCAGTGCCAGAGTGGGATTACTCCTCGAAATATTTTATGAAATCCTGATACTTTTGGTATTTTCTTTCCATATAGATTTTGGAATCTCTATAGAGTAGATCAGCTACAAATAAAGCTTTCTTCCAAGAAAAACATCCTCTGTATAAATTCTCCCCTTTTGCTTTATTTATAACTCTATTATGTTTTATAGAGTTGTTTTCTACAAATTCTAAGAAACAACTACAAGTATCAGAAGTTCCTACTAGGGTTATGGATGGATATTTGTACTTGCCTACAAAATGTAAACTTCCATCTCCGTCTATACAACCTCTCCAGAAATGTCGAGAATGTTTGAGCTTATCATGAGGAACTAGAGATTTAGATTTATTATTTGTAAATCCTAAATGCTTAAGAATCAGTACTATACGTTCAGAAAAGAATCTCAACCTGTAGCAATTACTATTTTTTATCTTAGTTATTGGTACAGAAGTATTTAAGAATGCTTTCAGTTTTTCTAAAAGTTCTCTATCTTGATAATGAAGAGAAACTTCTATTGAATTATCCTTCCCTTCTACATTCACATGTCCATCAGTATAAATTAATCCAATCCAATATAAAACTTCTTCATCTTCAAGATTATCAAAAGCTTTATGATTTATCTGATTTCCTCTTGCTAAGGCTATAGCCTCATTTGCTCTTCTATACTCTACATCTGAATTCTTTAGAATTTCCCTTATTGTCTTACGAGTCAACCTGAGCTTCTTCTCTAAATCTACTTGTGATACTCCTGATTCATAAAGAGGAATAATTTGAGAGATTCTATTATTATAATCTTCAGTTTCCTCTTTTTGAAAATCAATACCTTCCTGTAAAAGAACTTTATTAACTGTTTTCTTGGATGAACCAGTCTGGAGGGAGATATTCCATCTATTTACTCCAGACTGGTACAGTTTAACTATTTCATCCTTATTTACTTTCCCCATACATTGTATTTGAATACAATATACGAAATTTTATTTAAAACACCAAAAAATCCATTAGGTTTTTATCACAAAGCTGCGATACCAGTACGGGGGTTCTTAGGTACCAACTTCAAGAGTCGAGTTGGGTCTTTTACGATAGCAGTATCTGCTCTACCTACGAACTTAACTTGGTATCCACTCAATTCATCACTAGCTGCATGAACCTGAATATTCTGACCATTAACATTAGTACGAGTTCTCAGAAGAGGGTGAGTTTGATCACCAGCTTCAACAATCATTCTGATTTGAGAACCTGTGCTCTTTCTAAGGATCACAATATTTTCTCTAGCTGTATTATAATCTTCAATCAACATAGTATAAGAAGAGAGACGATAACCACCAGCAAGAACTGGGTTAACAAATTCATCAGCTTTTACAGGATCAAATCCAGGTTCCCAAACTACTTCCAAGAAACCAATGTTAGGAATCTGGTAGCGGATGAAACGTGGAACATTAAAGGTAAGGTTATTAGCCTGACCAGTAATAAATCCGTGATCAGCATTATGAACTTGTGCAGGAATTTGGAAACCTTTCTTCAGGAATTCTTGATAAATCAATTCACTACCACCTCTACCTGTACGTACAACGTAGGTGTTAGTAGAGATACTTTCACGAAGAGGAACTTTACCAAATTCAAAGTCTTTAATTGCATTGGTGATTGTATCAAGAGAGAAAGAGGCAATAGAGTAACTGTGTTTGTAACCAGCCAGATCCAATTGGAACCAGATACCTGGAACAAGACGAGTTGTATCATAACCATCTCTCAACATATTGATTTGATCACTCCATATCAATAAGTCGTTATTTTGTTTTTGCATCAAGTTAATGGCGATGCTATCCAGAAGGTTAACAAAGGCAGCTTCACCAGCACCTCTTTGTCTAGCTTCATTAATCTTTTCCCAATATGCTTTGTAGCTTTCAGGATCAGTCAAATCAACTACCTTATTATCAGCAATACCACGAACTTGGTAGAATTGAAGAACAGTTTGTTCCATTCTCTGAATCTCTCTGCTATCAATACGAGTATTAGCATTCATGTACTCTACAGCACCTGAAGTAACACGATAGGATTGTTGGAGCATAGCATTAGAAATATAGTTCTTATATTTAGCCATACCCATTCCACCAACTTGCCATACAGATTTGTAGGAGCTGAAGTCAAGACCTCTGATATCAGCCAATTTAATGATCTGACGTTGAGGTTGGAATTCTGCTTTAGTGATATACTTAACTTGAGCATTAGTATTCAGTACAGCCCACACCTTGTAGTGTTCACCAACCTGCTCAACAGGTCTATCAACTACAGTGAATGAGATACGAGAGGTCAGGTCAAATTTGAAGATAGAACCAGGTGACAAGTCACGCTTACTAACAACAAATGGAATTTCCTCACCGTCCATACCAAACTTATCTTTATCCAGACCACCACTAATAAGACGAGTTGTAGCGTCTGTAGCAGAAGGTAATTCAAAAGTGTAGTATTCAGCATCGGTATAGATTACCTGTGCATTATCAATTGCCAAAGCCAAAAGTGGTGACTCTGTTCTTTGCTTAAGTGCCCAAAGGTCAAGGACACCAAAATCTAAGGGCTGTGCAGGAGCTAATGCTGTGATATATGGAATGTCGATGTGATTCTTCAAACCCAAGCTTTTTGCTTGTCCCATAAATATCCCAGGATGACCTAAAGTACCTAAACCCTGAAGTGATGTTTGTATCATAGTTTATATTTGTTTTTTATTTAGAGTTATCTTCCAAATCTAGATGTAAGTGGAGATTGAGATCTTTTTATTACTTCAATGTCATCATCATTATCTGTAGATGATTGTCTTGATTCTGTAGCCAATCTCAATTTCTTCTGTAGATTCTGAGCTGTTTTATCTGAGGCTGAAGTTGATATATAAGATAGAAATGAATCTTTTTTACTAAGCATCAACGCAATATCCCTCAATGTCTCAAAATCACCTTTCTCAAATAAATTATCTATAGCGTTATAGATAGCATATCCTTGTGTTTCAGGAGAAGGTTCACCAATCAAATCATATATAGCAGCCTTCTCTTCTTGTTTCAATTTATATTTTCCGAACAGTGGTGTCTCAATTGATTTGATAGCTCTATCTCTTATATTTAGAACCATGCTCTCATATTGAATACGTTCCTGTTCTTTTTGTTGTTCCATTTGTTGAAGACGTGTAACTTCTTCTTTCAGTAGAGCTGGTTTAAACTTTTCAGCACTTGCCTCTAGTTTACCTGCAGTTTTAAAGGCTGATATCTGTTCTTCTATAGTCTCGTTATCATCACCTCTTTGTTGAAGACGTATTCTAACAATCTTCTCTGCATCTACTATATCTTTAGGATCCAGATTCTGAACACTTTCGATATTTTGTACACCTGTTAGATATGGAACTAATTCCGCAGGATCATCTACCATCTCAGAATATCTAGCTATCATCTTCCAAGCTGGACTCTTACTCTGATACCATGACTGCTCTAACTTTCTTCTTTCTTCTTCTATCTTATGAGAGATCTGCAGATCAATAACTTCATCAAATTCTTCAGGAGTTTTTGGTATAAATAACTTTTTACCCTCTGCTGTATCTTCTTCTACAGGAACAAATTTACCTGCTTTAATACGATCCTCAAAATAACCAGACATATCACTAAAATCATACTTAGGTTTCCTACCTGGCTTCTTATTTTCACCAAGGATATCTACATCCTCTGGCATTGTTGTTTCAGTTGTTGTCTGATCTACATCTTCTGGTACAGTAGTTATCTGTGTAAGAAAATCATCCTCAAGTGGAAGTGTAGTAGTTGGTGTTGTATCACCAAATAGATCAACAAACTGATTCTGTGAAATGTTTCCGATTTCCATATTGGTTTTTGTATTTAATTTATAATAAACATTTTAAGTTAATTTTCCAAATATAGCTAATATAATTATACAATAAAGCTAATTTATTTACTAGTTTTTGGAGGCTTATTTTCTTTAGCAACCTTCAATAAATAATCACCCTTTATCTTTTCCTTCTCTATCTGCATTTGATTTTTCTCTCTCTCCATAGCCATCTTATCTATTTGTTCTTGGCGTTTAGCATTAAGAGTATCTTTTGCTATCTTATCCTTACTATCTAACTCTTGTTGCTTGATCATAGCATTTAAATTTTGCTGAGCATCAAGTGTACCATCTGCATTATTATCTGTCTGTATTCCACCCATAGCTCTAATAAGAGCAATTTTCTCAGCACTTTCTCTATCAAGCTGCTTCTCCAACTGTTCTCTCTGAATCTTTTCTTGTTCCAGTTGTTGAGCCATTTCCATCTCTCTTTGTCTTTGTTCCATCTCAGCTTGTTGCTGCTTATCAATATTATATTGTTGTTCCAACTCACTCTCTCTAATCATAGACATCATCTTAGGAATAGAGTTCTCAACTAATGCCTGTAATTTAGCAGAAGGTTGGATAGGTAACGTATTATCATTAATGAGATATTGTGTTATTGTTTCCAAAGCCTTCCTAACATTAGCTTTAGATGTAAGAGATATATTATAGTGAGCCAAAAGATTTTCTGTTCCCTCTATAGAGAGGAAGATATTTTCATCCATACTATTCATATATACCTCTTTGGCAGAATCCTTGAATGTAGAGTAATATTGTGCAGCATCTAACATTCTCTGTCTAACTCTCTGCATAATATGTCCATGCTGTTCATAGTACTTCTCTGTCTGCGTCTCAGAGTAGTTAATACCCTGTTGTATACCTGTAGCTGTCTCACTAGCTTTTTGTGCACCTAAACGTTGTCTAGTAATACCTATACTCTCAGCAGCCATCCACTTTATCTGATCAGCCATATTTAAGTAGAATTGAGCATCTTGAGCAGATGATAGAGGCAGTACTTGTGGAAGAGCTGGCTGTCCCATTCCATCCATAGTTTCTCTAGATAATGTATAATCTACTATATCTGAGTTCCTCAACTTATCTTCATATGCTTCTATAGGATCTATATGTGGAGTAGTATTACCTGGGCCATTAGTTGACATTATTCTCCTATCTATAGCTAACTTATTACCATAATCTTTAAGGAAGTTCTTAGGAACTTTATTCATACATATATTATATATGATCTGATTAGGGTATATTCTATCAATGAATGAGTTACTACCTGTATTAATATATGATGCTACTGCACCCTCTACAGGAGGTAATCCACCAAATGGATCATTCTTACCCTTAAATTGGAAGGGAATAGGACCACCATCTATGTAGATACTCTGCATAGTATTGGCGCTATTCATCCAGAAGGTATGCTTTTGGTTTGGGGATATTTTAATTACATGTCTCCACTCAGTTGTCCATGTCCAATCAACATGTTCACCATATAGTAGATTATCTTTAGTTTGTGTTTTTACTACACTATTATCATATTTTGGTTCTACTGTAACCTTATAATTTTCATCAATCCATATAGGCTCCTCTGTAGTGCCATCTCTATTTATCTTAGTTAACCAACCTATTCTCTTCATAGATCTCCAGTACAATCTCATTACACGGAACATCTGTGGTTGTCCTGTTGTTAACTTTCCAAATACTGGATTAAATATATCAACCTCCATATTATGATCAAAGTTAGGAGTACGCATAAAATTATACACTAATTCTTTACCTAACATAGCATCATTCATGGCAGGATTTAAGTCAGTTGCTTCCATCCACTTCTTAGATAAATCATAATATGATCCTTGATGAGATTTAAGATAATCAGGAACCATTATATTAGCAGTTCTAACATATATATCCTTTAATTTTAGGATATCATCTTCCTTCATCTTTCTTCCCATCTTATTGATAATATCACCTGCAGACATAAAATCAAACCATAAGAAGTAATCTCCATCACTAACGTACTTTACATTTGGACCTTTATGATAATCTACATACTTAGGATTAAGTAATTCTAACTTAAAGTCATCATCATGCATATCTAGATGCCAGAATTCACTATCACTAATTAATAGACTCTCAAATCCATCTGGTTCTAATTCTGATAAACTATATCTCTTCTCATGTATCTGCAGTACCTTTTCTGCCCACTTTAATCCAGTTGTACGAAATGTTTTTGATTTCAACTCTACTTCCTGCATCTTCTTCATTGCTTCCTGCATCTGCAGAGCCATCTGTTGTTCATCCATTCCCTGACCCATTCCCATCTCAGCTATAGCTTGTTGTTTCTGCATCATAGCAACCTGACCAATTATTTCCTCAAATTGCTGTTTCTTAAAGGAGAACATCTCATCAACTGAGTATGGATCTATAGCTTCTACTGTCCACCTATTATCTCTCTTGATAAATTCACCTCTAAGCATATCTACAAAAGATGGAGCAAGTGAGTAGAATTGCTCAAGAGGACTCTCTTTCTCTGCTGGAACATATATTCCTATAGACGAGAAGTAATCATTCACACTAGGGTTTACTATATAGTCACTAGGATTAAGCTTCCCATATCTTAACCAGTAGTTACGTTGTATTTTGTGAGCATGCCTCTCTACATTGTTCCAACCAATTACCTCGTAGTAGTCAGCTACAGCTTTAATCCAGTCAAGAGTTTTTTCCTCCAAAGTTAGCATTTGGAAGGGGAGAATATCTCTTATAGATCCCCCAAGTAATGTATTTTTCTCTAACTTAAAACCTTTATATAGGTCTTGTCCCCAGATAAGTTTATTTGCCATTATAATAATGAGATTCTTTTATTTGTTGTTGTCGAGGGTCTTACTCCTCCAAGCATATTTATAACAGGTTTTATAGGTATATAATTTTTAGGTTTCTCCTGCTGAACATCATCTATAGTAGGAATACCCAACTCATTCTCATATACTTTACCTATTGTAATTGCTGCTGCGTGACTAACGATTCTATCATAGTTACCTGATTTAGGTGAGTATTTTATATACTCTTCAAGTAACCAATAATCATCTGTTTTGTCTATTCCAGTATATATCTTATATACTTCTCCTGTCTTCTCATTTTCGTTCCTATCAAACTCTGTAGCAAAGTACTCCTTTACGTTATTCTTTAATATGTCCCACATCTTATTTTGTGAACTTATTACAAATCCATAACTAGATGCAGACCCATATGTATCTATATTTAAATCTTTAAATACTGGAACATCAACCTCTTTTGCTAAATACTTCTCAGCTCTTCCATTTCTCTTCATATAATTAATAAAGTTAGGTTTAGATCGTTCAACATATGTGAAGGCATTATACATCTTAATAAGTAACCAAGCTTGCTCATTTCCCTTCTCAACAGGATTATATCTTCCTCTATATGTAGCAACTATCTTACCTCCCTCTATAACAGTCTTTATCTTCCCATCTCCATCTTTAAAGCGTCTCTTTACCATTCTCTTATATATATCTACAGTCATTATAGATTCTGATGATGTTGTCTCATCTACCTCAACTGTATCTACACCTCCAAAGTAAGTTAACCACTTAGAGTTCTCATCTGGCATTTCATATATAGTAACTACACCTCTCTTATCTTCCCACATTGGATTAATTGGGTAACGATGTTCTTCTGGTAAATTTGTTGTACGTAACTTAACTTTACCATCATCTCCATCATATAATATACACTTTACTGGTTTAATCTTCCACTTATTCTCATTATTCTTTATCTCTATTCTCTCTTGTTGTCTCTGCATTGAGTGTATATCAAATTCAGATATAGTACGTTGATCAAAAGCTTCTTCAGGGGAGAGAGGTTTCTGTGAGATATCCAATTGTGCAATATCCTTTCTCTTCTTATTCTTAAGTGATAAATTATTATTTATAACAAATTGCGTAGCTTCCTCAACTAGGGAATTACCATCCTTATCTATAAATCCAGCTAAATTATATGCCTCACTAACAAATAATCCACATCTCTTATACTCACTTCTTTTATCCCATATATTCTCCATATCAAGAAAATTGTGTGATTCTGGACGATAGAATATTTCCTTCAATCCCTCACAATCATCTAGATCACCAACAGATCCACTGCATATAATTAATCCAGCAGTAAACATACCCTTCTCGATAGCAGGACGTACAAAACCAAGCGTTTGTAGGAGAGACGGAGCAATTCCAGCTTCCTCGTAAAAAAATATAGACTGGCTACCACCAACTCCATTTTCTGGAGAAACCTTAAATGTAGTTGCAGATAATTTACTATCCAATCCTATATATCCTCCATCTTTTAATGGAGTTCTCTCATACCACTCTAATGCCTTTGGTACAACTGGACCTCTCTTCCATGCAGTATACTGATTAATATGTTTTCTATAAAACTCTAAGAATCTCCAACTCTTTACTGTATACTCTTCTTTATATGCACCAATTGTATTAACAGATCCCTCATACCAACAATACATCCAATATAGGAGAGACATTATCTTAAATGAGTAACCTCTTTGACGTGTCTTTACTATAACTGCATGTTTACCTAATAACATACATAACATGATATAGTGAAAGAACCATAAGTCACTATCCCAAACGTTACCAAAAGCCTTCTTACCAGTTAAGTCATTATATATAGGACAAAAGTTAAGATACCAATAATAGAAGGGAGGTATGTACACTCCATCAACTATATATCCATTCTTAACTTTCTCCTTCTCATTACTCCAGAATTTTTTATACTTATATGTTCCCTTTATAGCATCAGTGTACTTACCTCCCTCAAAGTTTGGTTTTGTAACACTCTTAGCATAACTATTACCTATATCCTGCCATCTCTCTGTATTCTTTAAGTTATATTTACCAGGTAACTTAAATTGAGAGAACATATACTCAACAAATTCTTCTTTTGTTGAAAATACAGTATATGTTAATGTATTGGTTTCTGTATCTAATGTCTGTACAGATAATGGAAATTCCCATAGTTTATCTACCATAATTAGTATTCTCCTATTTCATGATCACCTTTTGTAGATGATCCTTTCTCATCCTCTGCCTGTTTCTTAACTTTTTGGTAGGCAGTAGATACTTTATCAATCTTCTCCATTAGAGCTAATCTATCTCTAAAATTACTATTTTCTCCACCTAATATAAGAGGAGTTTCTTTAAGTATCTTTCTAAAACGATTCAACTCTTCCTCTAACTCTTCTGCTAATGCAACTAATTTTGTTCTATATAGAGATATAAATTTATTTATTGCTACTTCAACTAAAGGATCTTCCCAGTCAAATTCACCTAATGTAGATTGAACATCATATACTACACTCTCAACTTTCTCTTCATCTGGTATATTTCTATATGGAGAATCAGGAGCAGACATATTATATACATACATTAAGTATGGTTCAGCCTTCATATCATACTTATCTAGTATAGCCTTTATTTCAGGTATAGCAAATGCCTGTGGAGTTACCTTAATTCTTCCATCCTCGTACTCAAGTATTTTTGGTATCATTATATTGTTTTAACATTTCAATTACCTCTTTCTTTCTGTAAGGTAACTGTATTCTCTCTTCCTTCAACACAACTGGTAAACTATTCTCTAATATAGGAATACCATCATCATCTCTCTTTAAGTGTTTATGTATAATAACTATATCACCGATCTTAAATCGTCCTTTATTTGCCTTCCATAACATATACATATATAGAGACATTTTAAGAGAATATGTATTTCCATTACACTCTTCTAGATGTGATATTGGTGGAAGATAACACTTTGCAGATTCCCATTTATTTGAGTAACCAACAAATTTTATCTCCTGATCTGTCTTATAATCATAAATATGTATATGATCATCTATAATAGATACTAAATCAGATTGTCCACATATCATACTATTCACATCATATATCATCAACTCAGGGTATACCATATTATTCTCTAGAGAATGTATAGGTATAGATTTTTTATTCCCAGTATATTTAGGGAATTGGTAGACTGGATACTCCTTCCCAAAGATATCAGTTTTACCATTTCTCAATAACTCATTTTCATGCATGTTATGAAGAATGGTACCAACATCTGCAGAAATATTTCTCTTATTCTCCCACTTAAACAGTATATCTTGAGTAGTAGTGGGAGTACCTTCCTTAGTTAATCTTTTTGCTACTCCTTCCGCCTTCTTCTTCCAATCTACCTTTTCCTTAAATAAATCTGTAAATGCTGATACACTTATTAATTCCTTACCCTCATCTGTAATATATTTATGTGTCTCCTCTATAAACTGTATACTACTCATCTGATACTACTCCTGTAAAAGTTAATTGAAGTGGATTACTCTCATCCTCAAAGAATATATTAATCTTCTTGTTCTGTATTCCTATACTACCAGGAGTAAAGAATACCTCTATATGTGTACTCTCTTCAGGATTAACTGTACTCTTATTTGTAGTAGCTGAGGTACATGATGTACAACCAACAACAATACTCTTTATTTTTACTACTGATTGTGTGTTGTTCCTTAATGTATAAATAAAGGAATATGTCTTACCATATCTCAGCTTACCTAAAGATATAACTGGTAAATCTGGTGTTAACATTAATCAAACAGTTTTATTTGGTTATTTAATTTAAATACTCTCCACTCATCTTCTGTCATCATCTCTGGATAACACTGTTTAAGTGGATCTACCTCTGACATCCCACATGCCCTATCTTCCATTGTTTTTCCAAGTATTTCACACCCACAAATCTTACAGTGACCCTCTCTCCAACATTCTGGTGATTTTTCCATAACCTGTGTACGTCTCCAAATAATCTGCTCGTACATATACTGAGGAAGTGGAAAACCAGCAATATCTCTTACTTTTCTCCATAAATACTGCATTACTGCAAGTATATTTCTAATCGTTATCTTCTTCTTCATTTAGTAGTGATTGTGTTTTATTACGCTCGTTTCTAACTTGATCTCTTATAGAGAGATAATCCTTATACTCCTCTAATCTCTCCTTAAAAATATTATATATCTCTAGGCTATTCTCATATTGAATTACATCTAAGGGTTTATCCTTTCTATAATTCTCATTAGGAGGAAATTTCTCCATATGTATCTCCATGCGTAATTTTCTAAGATACCAGTATCCAATTCCCTTTAATTTTAATATGAGAGAAGGAGGTCTACGTAATTTCTTGTATAATTCTCTAAATACAGCATTACCTACGTCCTTTACTTTATCTAAAGGAATACCCTCTTCTTTAGATACCATCTCATATATTTGGTGATGATCAGTTTGCATGTGATATTACATGGTTAAGAATTATCTTATCAAACTCTATAGTTGGTAGGTATTCCTCACTTACATATAACTCTCTGTTCTTAGGCTTCTTTAAGACCCCGCTATTAACATAGCGTGAGAAAGAGTTACGTACAGATTGAACACTCTTCTTATACTTTTTATTAATACATAAACGTATAAAACGATTTTGTTCATCTGTAGAGGAATACCCACCAGCCAAATATAATTCTATGATAATATCTAAATCACTATCAAAAAATTCTACCTTGTTCTGCATAAACTTAATATAAAAGTGTATACGTAGAACATCTCTAAGTGAGGGAAGAAGAATTTTATCTGATAATATTTTGTATTCCATTGGTTTTGATAAAATATACTAAAATTTAATTAATTTTCCAAATTAACATATAGTGTTATAATAACATTATATATTATTCTCTATCCTCTTTTCAAGAAGTATCTTGATATCTCTTATCTTATCTAGAGGTACTCCCTCATCTCTTAACATTTTCTCATTCCACTGTATAGTGGATATATCTCCTCTCACTGTATAATCTGTAAACATAGGTGGACAAAGAGATGCAGGAGAAGAGAGAATATAGGAAATATACTCTTCTCTAATCTCCTTTACCATCTTCTTTGCTTCTTCCACTTCATTCTTTGTTATTACTGGATATAAGTTAGGTTGTATATCATGATCAACATATGTAAACTGTCTGGTATTACCATCACCATCTACATAACTTCCACCATGATTCCCAACATAATCACTTAATTTATCATGCATTCTCTTCTGTTTTTTCTGCTTGTGCCTTCATCAGTTCTTCCTGCATCTGCTTAATCATCTCATCTCTTTGTTCCTTTTGTTTCTCTAGGTACTCATCATACTCAGGCTGAATCTTCTCAGCAGCCAATGTATATTGACGAATATCATACTGAGCTTTCCAGTAACGAGCCTTTAATTCCAACTCAATAACTTGCTGACGCATTTCTTCTTGTGCACTAGGCATTTGTTTTTGTTTCATATATATTTACTATTTGGTTTTATAATAATTAAACGACCTTTTATATTATAGTTTCTCCATCCTCTATTTGTATATGCTATTCTATCTAGTGATAAGTTATTAAATATCATAATATTAGGATTTTCATCTATCACTTCCTCAACCCATCTCTCATTACCATATATAATTACATCATGTTGTAGAGGTATCTTTTTTAGTTTCTTATTAGATAATCCTTTTGGTAATAATACTAATCCTAGACGTACTATATCTGGATCACTACTCATCAACATCTCTCTTAATTTTTTCTTCAAGTGCATCTTTAAACATTTTCATTCCTCCTGGTCCTGTAAATATAGTTACATTCCTAGTATGCCATTTCTCAAATCTCTGCTTTATCTCTATTGAGTCATTTAATATATTAAATGTAAACTCAAAGTGTAGTAGATTAGATAGGTATACTTCCCACAAACGTTTATCTACAGTTACACATAATAGATCAGCTCCAACTTGAGCTATTCCTATATCCTCAGATTGAAGGAAATCCCTAATCTTATCAGGAAGGTTGATTAATGAATTCATAGAGTTTTTCTTTAAAGCGTTTTTTTGGCCAGGGAACAATAAATGAACCACTGTGCAGAAATGTAACCTGACATGCATCAAACTTTCCTTTTATAGCTCTCTCGTAACTCTCATCTGTTGGTAACCATCTATCTGATATAGATATCAAATCTGTGGCTATACACTCAGCTTCACCTATAATAATTTCCAACTCATCTTCATCCTCAATCTTATTTATAAGAGATGAGAGACGTTCTCTCTCTATTTCCTTCTCTTCTTCTCTATTACCATCTATCATAATGATAGGAAATGCAAATAGTTTATTCATTTTTCTATTTTAAATCCTGTTTCCTGGTCCTCTACTATTAGGATGTGGATATTTCCAGGTAAATGTAATTCTTTTATTATAGTAATGTCTACTTCCCTATCTATAACAATATGTGTACCTGTACGCATTAATTCACTAAATATAGATAATTTTATAGAGGGAGAACAGTGCAGTGTACAGTGTATCTCCTCATCTAAACTTTTTCTAGATGGGAATAAAGAATATATCTCTCCTCGTATAGTATTTATTACTGACATTATTTTATTAATAATCCTCCTATAAATCCAATTACTACTGGTGTTACTACATCTCTTTTTGGAGAAAAGGTGTATGACGTTTGCCACTCTGTGTGGAAAAAGGGAGAGGTGTTACGGGTCTGTACCTCATAGCTCTTACGCTTATAAAATGTCCTGGTACCCCCCGTCTGTTTTTTCTTAAAGAATCCTCCTTTATTAACAACTACACGTATATCCAAACGATTTTGGAGAGATATATCCTTTATTAAGATACCATCTTCCTTAACCTCTAATGAGGCATGTAATCCTGCAGTATCTATACTAGCAGTTGTATAGGTCAACTTAAGAGTATCCCTGACAGTTAATGTATCTGTACGATCATATGGAACAAGAACTTCCTTTACCTTAACTACCTGTTTAACTGTAGTATGGGATAGGATTTTACCATAACGCTGCTTCATATTAAATATACTATCACTATACTTCTTAATAACCTCCTGACTACTAATTATCTCAGCCTGTTGGATAGAGATTGTTTCTCCCCTTCTATTTGCTACCTCTGTCATACCAGATAAAGAATCCTTAGTTAACTTAAGAGTATCCCTCAATCTATCAACCCTAACATTATTACATGTCTGCACTCCAATAAACAATAAAACAAAACCACATATAAACAGTATGTCTCTCTTATTCATATTGCAAATATACAAAAAATAGTTATATGTTCCAAATTTTTCACATAATAAATTATTTTTCTTTCTTAAGTGTATTGTGTGTACGATTTAAGGTAACACATAGTATAAATGACCCTATGATAAATGTTGATGTCTGGGGTACCCCCGTCATCGAATAAGCAAAGGTCTGAAAACGACTTGACAAAAGTTTTGGACTTTTGAAAATTTGGGAACATTAATTAATAATAAAACCTTATGGTGTATAGGTTAACCAAACAATGTTATGAAAAAGGTAATTTCTATGGCTGCCATCCTACTGGCACTGTGTGGATGCAATAATATTTCACATGTAATGATGGATGATGGTAAGGTGGTTGATGTTGATATTCCTAATATCAATTATCATGTTGGTGACACAGTTGTATTATCATATTCTCTGAGTTTTACAGAGTATGATTACTACGGTAAGTGGGTTGGTAAATTGCCATATAACCCAAATCCATGTAGTACATGGTGGTCTGAGGCAAGAAAAGATTCTATTACTGTGTGTACTTTCTATTATAAAGGTATAATAATAAAATAATGTGTAAATACTGTCCATATTGTGGACAGAGTACTATTTATATACTATGGTCAAAGATAGGTGAGACAACCTATCGTTGTACTAAGTGTATAAAGGACTTCTCTGTCCGCAATTAACTACTTAAAACTCTAATATTGTGTAAGGGTCTACATATTGTAGTTTGGAGCATGATATAATAATTATAATTATGAAAAAGATAAGACAAATCACATTTGTGATTGGGCTGCTTGGCCTGATCGTATTCACATTCTCATCTATTTACTATTTAGTAATGGAGAGAGGTGTGGCAATGATGGAGTGTTTGCTGTTGGCAGCAGCTAGCGGCACATTAATCTTATTTAGTATTCTCAAGGATGCTGAGTGGATTATTGTAACTATTGTGCTGATAATAATAGCAGCACTCATGTTATTTTATTAATTGGGGTACCAATCAACCTGCCAGAAGATTGGAGTTTATGTATTGTTTAGCTAAAAACGTAACATTATCTAGTAAGCTCAACCTAGATAATTATTAGAGCACAATCTAAAATCAAAAGAAAATGAAAAAGTTTAATCAAATCATCTCTGTAGAAGTAGATGTTGACAACATTGCAGAAAATCTATTAGCTCAATTCCCTGCTGATTATAAGCACAGGGAATTATTAACTGAAACCATAATTGGAGCAACTATGGACAATGGTGGAATTGAATTAATCTATGCTGCACTGAATGGTTACAAAAATGACATAGACTTTGCAGTTGATGACATGGTAATCATCAAAGATTCAGTGTACAATTACATGAATGATTTCAAACTCATTGATGATTCTAACACAAAGTGGGCAATTGGAAGAGTTGTTGAGATAAATCAATATCATCCAGGTAATAAATTGATAATTGAATGGATAAAAGTAAGAAGAGCTGGATCAAAATTCAGCGTAAGTGTAAATACAGACCGTATTGATCACAAGAAGTGTTCAAAGATTTCCCATATGACTTGGGAACAGGCAAATGAAAAGATCAATCAGATTGTAGATGAAGCTAATGCATCATCTAATGATGTAGCACATTAATCTTCATAAAAACTCTAACCACTATACAAGGGTCTAGTTACTAGTTTGGAGTATAGTACAATAATAATAATTATGTCAGTCATTGTTAAATTACCTCCAACATATTTGGAGGCTGAGAAATTCCTCACCCAATATGGGTTTGAGATTATTAAGAATCATCCAACCAACTATCTAGTTGCAAGTGATGTAAATGCAGATGCAATTAAGTTGCCTTGCGGGATTATTTGTCCAGTCAAGTGTAATTACACTCACAATAGATTTGAGGATAAGGAGCATACTATTAAATATCCTCAGATTATTCTGGTAACTAGTAGTTATTTCAGAGGTGATTACCAAGAAGAGCTTAACAGATGGGCTCTTTTACCCAAGGGAACAGTATTTCCAAACACTCATCTCATGCATAAAAAAGTATTTGATGAGTATGTTTCCTCTATTTATGAGGGAACTGGACATGAATAATAATTAAAATCAAAACAAAATGAAAAAGATTATCATGATTCCCACAGCAGTTGGTGGGAAGAAACAAATTGCAACTGTTAGTGTTCCTGTTGATGCATTGGGTGAGGAAGGTATCTTCTATTCACCTGTAAGTGATTTCCCACAGATGTATGCCATCTGTAAGGAAGAAGATGTTAAACATGTATATAGAGTTATACATCTCCTCAATATGTGGAGTTATAACTTTATTGAGATGAGTGATGAACAGGCACGTCAATTACGCTCACTTATCTTCAAGCTGAAGGTCAATGACAAACTGTTAAAATGGATTGAATATATTAATTGTTAATCATGCAAAACCTTTTGGTGTATAGGCCAACCATTATTTTATGTCAGTATTTAATAAAATCAAAGAGCAGCTCATGGGAGATGCAGCTGCTAATGGTAATGCCAGGTATGGTAGAGAATTAGTTGGTTATCTTTATGATACCATAACTGTAGAAGACAGGGAAGCCATCAAGAAAAAGATGGATATGTTAACCATGTCTCGTAACCAGGAATTTGATGAAGGAACATTCAACAAATTGTTTGAGGAAATCAAGAACATTGATAAACGTACCATTTTTGTGTTCAAGTTGATTGAACCAATTCCATTCCTGGAGGGAACTCTGGATGTTACCAGTGGTACTAAGACACGTAAGATGTCCTTATCCAATATTACTACTATCAACATTGATAGTACACTCTTTAGTGAGACATATATGTCTGCTGAAGAGACAGGTAAGACAGAGAAGAATATTGCTGGTAAGGATGTAGATATTGTGAAATTGAAATTGGACAAGTGTATGCTGGATATCATGCGTCCAATAATCAGAGGAAATAACTTAGTGAGACCAGCTACTGCATATGTCACTGTAGTTGAGGCAAGTGTGCTCTCTCAATTAGGTAGTTTGACTGCCAGAAGAGAGAGAAATGATAAGGAGTTTAATTACTTCAACCAGTAATCCAGGTAAATATAGGGCAGATCTTAATTGGTCTGCCTTATATTATCATTTAGCCATGAGTCTTGGTGTAAAAATTTTAAACATAACAAGCAGGGCCGCCCATTTATGATATGCATGATTAATTAATCAAAATTTTAATTTTATGGAAGAAAAGAAAACAGTAGAAACTACTAAAGCTCCCACACGTGGAGTGATAGCTGGTGCTAAAAAGCTCTCTCTTGCCGAGCTTAAATCAAAGGCACTGAAAGTAACAGAATTGGTATTTGATTCTTTTGAAGAAGATAATACCAGTGATGGTACTAAAATGATTATTGTACATTTGCCTGAGTTCATGTTACAACGTTCACCTGATCGTTTGGTAAATGGACAGCCTGTTGTGGCCAGGGACAACAAGGTACACATCGTAGCAGATGATGTGGATGCATTCTTTGAGGATGTATATGAAACGCCTGAAGGTAAATTTGCCTATTCAGGATCTCTGAAGTATGATGTAAGCGCACCAAAAACTAACAACAATGGTGGCGTTGTACAGGTGGTTGCTCCATCAAAGATCTGGCTGCGTAGTACAACACTGCGTAACAGTGGTCTGGCACTTCAACGTGAACGTGCTACCAGTGGTGCTAAAGCAATGGCTGAATTCTTCAAGGGTATTGAAGGTGGTGCCTCTGCTGACAGTTTGGTAGTTAAACCTGAAGCTGCAGCTGCTGAAGCTCCTAAGCTGAATGTGACAGTTGAGAAGAAGTAAGTAATTCTCCCTATCTAGAGTAATATCTGGGTAGGGAGATTATTTTTTCCCCCTTACGGCTACGAACTAACTGGCTATAACGATCCTAATTGCTGAGAATTGCGTAAACCGTATCTAAGTACAGTTTATCATCAAATATTCAATTCTCAGGCGTTAGAAAGGGGGTGTTTTATGGGTTATAATAAGATGAAATATAAATTAGCTAGATATTGTCATTGATACTAGGGTGATTAGGGCGTAAAAACCGTGCGGATAATCTATTGTAGATTATCGTTCACCTAGTTGTGGAGTATTTATTGACCACGTATAGACGAAGTAAAATGGGCTGAAACTCTTACTGCATAAGGGTTTGAGTATAAATAGGGCATTGTATAAATGCCGCATTTTTCTTTGCCTGACCGTTAGTAAATATGTGATAGGTTTCTATTTATAAACCATCAAAACCGTAGATTATGCATTATCTACAACAAAAGGGAGTAACCGAGTCCTCAAATGAGGAGCCTATGTTACGTTGTCGACACGTTCTGGTTAGGTTTGTTGAGCGTTAAGGGAGGGTGTTATATAATTTTACAGCATAATAGCTGTCAGTATGTCACATCTTCCCTTGGCTCCCTTGTAATTTTGGCGCATTACATAGCTATAAGATACTTCTGGCTGGAGTTATAAAAGCCTCTTATCATATGAACAGGAATAGAGAACTCTACTTGTTATTTCCCTATGATGGTAAACTAGTTGATGGATATACACTTATCCATAAACATACCTCTATAAATGATGAACCTCCATATGTGGAGTGTACATTCTTTGGGGTATCATCCTCCTATACTCTTGAGAAATCTGCAAAAATTAATGCAGATGAGGATTGGAGTAAAGAGGAACACTATACCTTCTACCTTATACGCAGCAGTGATGCAAAGCGTTTTGTAGATTGGATGAACCAGACAGAAAAGGACTATCTGGATGGTTACTACCAAATGCAGGTAGAAAGGAGTTATGAGGGATCTGATAAAGACTCTCATTTATCTAACAAACAGATAGAGGATATCTGCAGAAATGAGCGCCGTAAAAGACGGC